TGATTGCAGGAATAGGAGTACCATTAACAGGAGTATCAACAACGTCATCTGTAGGTGTTATTTCACCTAGTATAACTGAAGTAATTGAATTAACAGGGGTAGAAGCAACAGCTAGTGTAGGCAGTGTATCAACTCTTGGATATAATCGTGTTACTGCAACACAGAGCGCTAACTATACAGGAGTTTCTGCAACACAAAATGCTGGTTACACAACTGTAACTCATGCTTAAAAATCGTTGACTTTATGGATATAAGTAATATAAATTAACAAGCTAACAGGAGTACAAAATTATGGCATCAACTTATACAAACCTTGGTATAGAGCTAATGGCTACTGGCGAAAATGCCGGTACTTGGGGAACAAAAACAAACGCTAACTTAAACCTTGCAGAACAATTGCTTGGTGGATTTAAAATTCAAACTTTAAACGCAGCAGGTTCAGGAGCTAACACAACACCACTAGCTATAGCAGATGGTGCTTTAACAGGTGCTGCTCAAAACAGAGTTATTATTCTTGGTGCAGTATCACCAGAAGCTATTACTGGGAACAAAATTGTAACATTTCCTCTTCTTACAGAAACATTTTATTTTATTAAAAACAGTACATCAGGTGCATATACTGTACAATTAAAAGCAGCTTCAGGTTCAGGAGCCACGGTTACTTTTTCAGCAACTGACAAAGGCTATAAAGCTATCTACCTTGATGGTGTTGCAACTAACACTGGAGTTATTGAAATACCCTTAGCTGCAGCAGATGGTGTTACACTTACAGGAACACAAACTTTAACAAACAAAACTTTAACTAGTCCTGTTATAAATACACCTACAACAACAAGCCCTAAAATTATAACTAATATTTTAGATACTAACGGAAATGAATTAGCTTTACTTACAGCTACAAGTTCAGCGGTAAATGAATTTACAATTGCAAATGCTGCATCAGGTAATGCACCAAGATTATCAGCAACAGGTGAATCTAATGTTGATTTAGATTTATTAGCTAAAGGTACTGGTCATGTAACTGTAAGAGGTAATACTAATCCAGGTTCAATTCAACTTAACTGTGAACAAAATTCCCACGGAATTAAACTTACGTCACCCGCACACTCAGCTAATCAATCCTATGAGCTTAAATTTCCAACTGGAAATGTTACAGCAGATAGATTTTTAAAAGTAGCTTCTGTGTCAGGTTCAGGTACTACAGGTATTGGTCAATTATCTTTTTCTGAAGTATCGGGTGGAACATCTTGGCAAGCAGTTAAAACTTCTGGTTTTACAGCAGTAGCAGGAGAAGGATATTTTTGTAACACTACAAGTGCTGCATTTACTTTAACATTACCAGCAGGAACTTTAGGTGATGAAATAGCTTTTGCAGATTATGCAGGAACATTTGACACCAATGCTTTAACAATTGCTGCAAATGGATCTGAAAAAATTGCAGGTTCAACAGCAGATTTAACAGTTTCAGTAGAGAGAGCAGCTAACACTTTGGTCTATACGGATGGAACTCAGGGTTGGTTGTTAAAGAATAAATAGCCATGGCTACTTATAAAGAGATCAATGGAACAGCGGTTGTTAATTACGCTGGAAATCTTCCTAGTGCACTTGAAGGTCAAGTTTGGTACGACAGTACTAATACTGATTTTAAATTTCAATATGAAAATACTACAGCAGCTTGGTCCACGGGTGGTAATTTAAATACTGGTAGAAGGGCTTTAGCAGGAGCTGGAACTCAAGCTTCTGCATTAGGTTTTGGAGGATATGTTCCTCCTGGAGGACCAGGATATAAAGCTCTAACAGAAGCTTATAACGGAACTAGTTGGACTGAAGTTGCAGATTTAAATACAGCTAGGTCATTTTTAGGAGGAGCAGGAACACAAACATCAGCGTTGGCTTTTGGTGGTTTTACATATCCACCTAGTCAAAGTAGAGCAGATACAGAAACTTGGAATGGATCTTCTTGGACAGAAGTTAATAATTTAAATTCTGCAAGACGTGAAATAGCAGGAGTTGGAGAAAACAATACTTCAGCTTTAGCATTTGGAGGATCTCCTCCAGGTACTACAGCTCAAACAGAATCCTGGAATGGAACAAGTTGGACAGAAGTAAATGATTTAAACGCAGCTAGAACTTCTCTAGGAGCTGCAGGAACACAAACAGCAGCATTAGCGATCGGCGGTGGAACACCTTCACCTACAGCTGCAGTAGAATCTTGGAATGGTTCAAGTTGGACAGAAGTAAACGATTTAAACACAGCTAGAAGGGACATATCAAATTCTATAGGAATCCAAACATCAGCACTTGCTGCTGGAGGATATACAGGTTCATATACAGCTGTAACAGAAGAATGGAATGGAACTTCTTGGACAGAAACAACAGATTTAAGCACAGCAAGAGCAGATGGAGGAGCTTCTGGTACAACTTCAGCAGGTTTACTTTTTGGTGGGACCCCAATAACAGCAGCAACCGAAGAATGGAACACAGGTTTACCAGTAGGTGCGTGGTCCACGGGTGGTAGTTTAAATACTTCTAGACAAGCTCTAGGGGCATCTGGAACAAGTAGTACTGCAGCATTAGCTTTTACAGGGACAACTAATGGAGATCCTCCAGGAATCACTGTAAACGTGGAATCTTATGATGGAACTAGCTGGACAGAAGTTAATAACGTAAATACTGGAAGGAAACTTTTAGCAGGATTAGGTACTCAAACAGCAGCATTGGCAACTGGTGGAGATACAGGATCTTTAACAGCAGTGACAGAATCTTACAATGGTACAAGTTGGACAGAGGTTGGAGATTTAAATACAGCTAGACAAAGATTGGCAGGTGTAGGGACAAACACAGCATCTTTAGTTTTTGGTGGATTGACTCCAAGTGTTACAGCAATAACAGAATCTTATAATGGATCTAGTTGGACAGAAGTAGCAGATTTAAATACTGCTAGAGATATGTTAGGAGGAGGGGGAACAAATACATCAGCTTTAGCTTTTGGTGGATTAACTCCACCATCAACAAGATTAGCAGTTACAGAATCTTGGAATGGATCATCTTGGACTGAAACAACAAATTTAAATACAGCTAGGTATCAAGTAGCAGGATCAGGAGAATCAAATACATCAGCTTTAGCTTTTGGTGGAAATAAACCACCTAACAATGCAACAGGTGAGACAGAACAATGGAATGGATCTAGTTGGACAGAATTAGCAGATTTAAGTCAAGTAGGTGCAACACAAGGTACTGGAACGGTTACAAGTTCAATAGCTGTTGGTCGTGAACCTAGTCCAAGTGCAGCAACAGAAGAGTGGAGTTCTAGTACAAATGTGGTAAAAACAATAACAACAAGTTAATAATAACAAGGAGAAAACTATGGCAAAAACATATCAATACTGTGTAGCAGAAAACTGGGGAAAGGGATTCATCGATCATGTTGAATCATCTAAAATCACGTTTGCCGGCTATCCCGCTAATGTTTGGCAAGTTCCCGCATACAATAAACATGGTAATCTTTGGATTGCTAAAGTTGCAGGAGTTGTTAAAACTAAAGACGAGGCACAGGCGATTGTTGATGCAGAGGTTCAAGCAGCACAAGCTGCGTGGGACGCTTTACCGGATGCTGAAAAAGCACCAGCAGTAGAGATGAACACTAGACCTACTGACATAACATTAGAGGAATAAATTTAAAATGGCTGAGTACAAAGGCATTCATGGCACGAAGGTGCAAGACTATACTACGGATCCTGATAATCCTATAACAGGACAGGTGTGGTATAACGAAACTGCAAATACTATAAGAGTTGAAGCTCAAACAACAGCAGGAGCTTGGGCAACGGGTGGAAATTTAAATACTGGTAGAAGTGCTTTAGGTGGTGCTGGAACTCAAACAGCCGCTATAGCTGCAGGTGGATTTACGCCTGTAAGTCCTTACAATCAATCTGTAACAGAATTGTATAATGGATCAAGCTGGACAGAAGTTGCCGATTTAGCTCAAGCAAGACGTAGTTTAGCAGCAGCTGGAACTAGCACAGCTGCTATATTTTTTGCAGGAATAAGACCCGGTGATACTGTTTTAGGTAATACAGAATCTTGGAATGGATCTGCTTGGACTGAAGTAAATAATTTAAATACTGCTAGAAGAGGTTGTGGAGGAAATGGAACTCAAACAGCCGCTTTAGCAGAAGGTGGAAACACTTATCCAGGAGGTAATATAGCAAATGTAGAGTCTTGGAATGGTTCTAGTTGGACAGAAATAACCGATACAAATAGTGCTAAAAACGACACGGCAGCGGCAGGGACTCAAACATCAGCTTTAGTTTTTGGGGGATCATCTCCTCAAGCATTAACAGAATCTTGGAATGGATCAGCTTGGACTGAAGTAAATGATTTAAACACTGCAAGGTCTGCTTTAGGTGGAGTTGGAACAGATAATACTTCAGTTTTAGGTTTTGGTGGATACACTTATCCAGGATTTACAGCAAACACAGAAGAATGGAATGGATCTAGTTGGACAGAAGTTAATAATTTAGGAACTGCAAGGTATGCACTTGCAGGAGCTGGAACACCTTCATCTGCACTAGCTTTTGGTGGAGGTAATACCGGTCCTACAAGATTAGCAGCAACAGAAGAATGGACAGGTGCAGGTGCACCTGTAATTAAAACAATAACAACAGATTAATTATGGCAACATACAAAGAAATAAATGGCACAAACATTGAAGCAGTATCCTCAGATCCTGCAAATCCTGTTCTAGGACAAATTTGGTACAACACAACAACTAATGTTTTAAAAGGAGTAGGTTTTAATGCAACAGGAGCATGGGCAACGGGTGGAAATTTAAATACAGCTAGATATGGATTAGGAGCAGCAGGAAATAGTAATGATTCAGCATTAGTTTTTGGAGGAGCTCCTTCAGGGGTTACTGCTGCAACAGAATCTTACAATGGTTCAAGTTGGACAGAAGTTAATGACTTAAATGTTGCAAAATATTATATACAAGGAACAGGAACACAAACTGCTGCTTTAGCTCTTGGTGGTGCACCTCCTCCAACTGGAACAGGTGCAACAGAATCTTGGAATGGAACAAGCTGGACTGAAGTTGGAGATTTAAATACTGGAAGACTGCAAGTAGCAGGAGTAGGAACACAAACTGCTGCTTTAGTTTTTGGTGGAAGTCCTAACCCTAAAGCTGTAACCGAAAGTTGGAATGGATCTAGTTGGACAGAAGTTGCTGATTTAAATACTGGGAGAGCAGCTTTAGGTGGAGCAGGTACACAAACAGCAGCATTGGGTTTTGGTGGAAATGTTTCTCCGAACGCACAAACAGAATCTTATAATGGATCATCTTGGACTGAAGTTAACGATTTAAATACTGGGAGAACAGGTCTTGCAGGAGCAGGTATTCAAACACTAGCAGTAGCATTTGGAGGGTATCCAGTTACAGGAGTAACTGAAGAATGGAATGGATCATCTTGGACTGAAGTTGCAGATTTATCTACTGCTAGAGAAAGTTTAGCAGGGACTGGAACTCAAGCATCTGCACTTGCTGTAGGAGGACTTCCTTTAACAGCAGCAACAGAAGAATGGACAGGTGCAGGACCTATAGTACAAACATTTACAGACAGTTAAACCTTGTAATATATTTTTAATCCCTTATATTAAATATAAACATAAAGGATATAGAATGACTGATAAAAAAGACGTAAAAGATTTAATTCAACAAGAAGAAACTCATTTAAATAATCTATTAGAACAAAATGATCTATCTGATTTTAAAGGTATGGTCGATGAACTTCGTGACACTTGGAGTAAAAAACAAATGTTTCGAACAGAGACTGAAGCAAGATTTTCAGTACTACAAGATAATCGTTACCCTACTAAAGCTGCAAAATATTGGCAATGTGTTAGAGAACAATCTAGTTACTTAGATAACTTAATGACACTATCGTTTGACTACAGAAGAAACGAAGCAAAAATTAAATGGTTAGAGAAAAAAACTGAGTCTGAACAAGACGATTATAAACTAACTAAATATCAAATTGATTTAGATGAAGCTAAATTTGGTAAAGCCTCTATGGAGAAAACTGCTAAACATAGAATGAGAGAAATTAAAATGTGGTCTGGATTAAAAAAAGAATTTAATGACGGATCTTTTAATGACAAAGATGTTAATCAACATCAATTAGAATCTTATGGTATGCAATACCATGAAAAAGCAAAATCTTTAAATGCAAATTCAACTGAAGCTGAAGTGTTTAATATTATGGGACAACTTCAATCATTGCAAAGAATTAAAAAATCAGGTGAATTAGAAAACAATACAGAAAAGAAAGAACAAATTACTCAAGATGGGAACCCAAAATCGTAAGCTATTTTTTTTAGTAGCATTACCTAGATCTGGCAATACTTTATTTGCAAGTATTATGAATCAAAATCCTGAGATAGCTGCGACTGCTAACTCTGTAACCTTAGAGATAATAAAAAATCTTTATTTAATAAAGACAACAGACACTTTTCAAAATTTCCCTGATCATAGATCATTAGATAACGTTCTTGATAACGTATTTACTAACTATTATCAACAATGGCCACAACGTATAATCATTGATCGTGGACCTGTAATGTTAAGTGGTAATCCTGGTAACTTTGAATTGATGAAGAAACATTTTAAACCTGGTTTTAAATGTATAGTATTACTTAGAGATCTAATAGATGTACTTGCTAGTTACATACAGTGGTATACAGAAAACCCTAATTCTTTTGTTAATAAATTAGGTTCTAACGATGAAGAAAAATTATTAGCGTTAATGAATGAAGAGGGAGGTATCGTTAAAGAAATAAAAGCTATTCAAAATTCATATAACTATCCAGACATGTGTCATTTTGTAAGGTATGATGACATCGTTACAAATCCTGAACAAGAGTTTAAAAAAATATACAAATTTTTAGATGAACCTTATTTTAATCATAGGTTTGACAATTTAAATCAAGTAGCAGTTAACGGCCTATCTTATGATGATACAGTTGTGGGTAGTAATATGCACAAACTATTTGATGGACCAGTTAGAAAAGTATATAACCCCTACATTGAAAAAATTCCAGAAAGGATTAAAAAAAAGTATGGACACATTAAAATTTAACTTCGTATTTTTAGGTCAATCAATACTAAAGTATCAAGTACCCTTAGATATTTTTAGTGCTATTAATAAAATTTATGAACAAAATGTTCATAGACTAGATCCTGCAAACGAGCAGTTAGTAGGTAAGATAGAGAATGAACACTCTTTATTCTATAATGGTCAAGATCAATCCAAGATAAAAAATCACAATATGTTACCAAGAAATGTCACTGATTATTTTATGACTGTATTTAAACACTATTTAGCGTTTAATAAAATTAGAGATTATGATACACATTTAAATTCTATTTGGGTTAATGAAATGAAAGAACATGAATACAATCCTGCACACATTCATAGAGGAACATTGTTTACAGGTCTATCAAGTGTAATGATTTTAAAACTACCCTCAACTTATGGTAAAGAATATTCTAATGATGCCATACCACAAAATGGTAGATTACAAATACTAGGCGCAAGTAATGGTCAGTTTGCAAAAATAGATTATCAACCACCCATGGACCTTAGAGATTTTTATGTGTTTCCTTATGATATGAGACACTGTGTGTATCCATTTAATGGAACTAATGAGACAAGACGAACACTAGCTGCAAACTGTGATGTACAGTTTGATCCAATTAAAAACAGAGGAGCCATATGATAACAGAGCCACGTTGGAAATCGTTTATAGTAGAAACTACAACACCTATATTTACACCCGAACAATGTAAAATGATTATAGATGCAGGACGTTCTGAACCTAAAAAAGATGCGCAAGTTGGAGGTGGCAAAGGAATTAAGGAAGGAGTAATAGATACTAAAACTAGAACTTCACATATTAGTTGGATACCCTTTAAAAAAATGGCAGACATGTACAAAGACATTGAGCGTATAATGAAAACAACTAATGGTAATCATTTTGGTTTTGATGGGATGACTTTAACTGAACAAGCACAATATACCGAGTACCCTGAAGGAGGGTTTTATGATTGGCATGTTGATAATGATGTGAACATGCAACATGAACCACCTGTAAGAAAAATATCTATGACTTGTTTGCTTTCTCATGAATCAGAGTTTGAAGGTGGAGATTTAGAATTAATGAGTGAGGGTAAAATTGCAAAACTTAAACAAGGTCATGCAGTATTTTTTGCATCGTTTATAAGACATAGAGTGACACCTGTTATACGAGGTAAAAGAAATTCACTTGTTATGTGGTTTGGAGGAACACCCTTTAAATAATGTTTAGAGAATTACATTTTCCAACACCAATCTATATTGCAGATATAGAACACCCAACTCTTAATCAAGAGTTAGAGAGAGATATTGTAGCTTGGTCAAATAAAGACAAAGGTATAACAAGAACTAATGTTAAAGGTTGGCACTCAACAAGTAATATGCATGAACTTCCAGAGTATGCAAAATTAGTTGATATGTTATATGCTTCACAAAGAACTGTTTATGAACAAGAACATTTAGATTCAGAACCTTACTTAGGTAATATGTGGGCTAATATAAATCCACCAGGTGGAATGAATAGAGCTCATCAACACCCTAATTCTTTATGGTCCGGTGTCTATTATATAAAAGCTCCTAAGAATTCAGGCAATTTAAAAATAGATGATCCAAGATCTGTTGCTTGTATGTCAAGACCCAGACAAAAAGAAGGTCCAGTACCAGCAAGACTATATAGAGAAACAAACTATGAACCAAAAGCAGGACGTTTAATTATGTTTCCTGCATGGTTGATGCATTGTGTTGATCCTAATGAATCTAATGATATAAGAATATCAGTGTCATTTAATTTTTTACAGAAAGGTATGTTTGTATAATGTTTAATAAATATCAAGTAATCAAAAGTGCGGTTAGCTATGAGCTAGCTAATTTTATATTTAACTATTTTCTTCTTAAAAGAGATGCAGTTAAGTATATGTACGATAACAACATAACCTATGATAATGGTATGCTTGGTACATGGACTGATCAACAAATACCTAATACCTATTCTCATTATGCAGACCCTGTAATGGAGACCTTATTGGTTAAAGTATTACCAGTAATGAAAAATGAAACTGGACTAGATTTATGTCCTACATATTCCTACGCAAGAATATATAAAAATGGTGATGAATTAAAACGACACAAAGACAGACCAAGCTGTGAGATATCTACAACAATTAACTTGGGTGGTGAGCCATGGCCGATATTTATTGACGGAACAGGAGCAGATAATGTTATAGATGAACATAAAAATATACATAAACCCAATGCCCCACAAGGCACAAAAGTCCTGCTTGAAGTTGGAGATATGCTGGTATATAGTGGGTGTGAATTAGAGCATTGGAGAGAACCTTTTGAAGGAACTACTTGCGGACAAGTATTTCTTCATTATAACCATGTGAATGGTCCTTTTGCAGAAAAGAATAGGTTTGACAGAAGGCCGATGTTAGGTGTTCCTCCGATAAGGAATACATAAATGGAGTTATATGTTACAAAAATTAGGTTTTTTACCCGGGTTTAATAAACAAGTTACCGACACTGGTGCAGAAAGCCAATGGGTTGAAGGTGAGAATGTACGTTTTAGGTATGGCACTCCAGAGAAGATAGGTGGTTGGAATCAATTAGGTGAGTCAAAACTTACTGGTGCTGCTAGAGGTTTACATCATTTTGTTAGCACAGCTTCTATTAAGTACGCAGCTATAGGTACTAATAAAGTTTTATACATTTATTCTGGTGGAGTTTATTATGATATTCACCCTTTAGTTAATCCATCAGGGACAGCGCTTACAAGTGCATTCAGCACAACTAACGGATCACCAACTGTGACTATTACTTTTCCAGCACCTCATTCTTTTCAAGCTGGAGATGTTGTTTTATTTAGTGACTTTAGTGCAATTACAAATTCTAATTTTAGTGCAGCAGATTTTAATGGTCAAAAATATATGATAACTTCTGTACCCAGTACGACAACAGTTACTATTACAATGGCTACTAATGAAACAGGTTCAGGTGCAACAA